TCACCCACCACTTATCTCTATCTATTTTTACAATCGCAATGGCTGTTTCATCCAACCTAGAGCGTTTTAAATTCCGTTCTTTCTCTATCGCCTCAAAACCAGCAGGGTCGATAGCAATAACATAACTCCCCTCTTCTGGCTCTTCATCTACCTTAAACCAATCTTCCTTAAAGATGCCACCAGTAAATGTTTCAAAAGATGCCTCAAATTCTTGCCTAAATGACATAGAGGACATTGTTTTCTTGGCAGCCTCTACTTCATCAGCAGGTAAAAAAGGATTATCAATAGAAGTATATTGAAAAGCCTCCCAATCATCATCTTCAAAAGCATCCTGATACAAATCAAAGAAATGATTCTTACCAGATGGCGTTCCTATAAACAAAGCACCACCACGCACATCAGCAAGGGTAGGGCGAATAATCTGTTCCCATACCTGTGGTTTCATGTTTGCATACTCGTCTAGTACACAATATGCAAGTCCTACGCCTCTCAGCGTTTCAGGTCTATCACTTCCTTTAAGATAAATCTTACGACCATTTATCAAAGTCAATACAGCAGTATTCTCATGGGCAGCAGTAATTAGATCTCGACCTAATTCCTTTAACATCGCCCACATTATGTCTTTTGCTTGCTGAAAGGTAGGAGCAATATAGAACACATCCTTACTATCAGCCTGAATGGCTTGTATCAATAACAACCATGCAGATAAATAAGACTTCCCAAACCTACGACCAGCAGCAACAATCTTAAACCTTTTCTCGGAATTGAATATCTCCAACTGTGCTGGATGCAAATCAATGTTTAATTCAGCCATCTTCTTCTAAACCTAAATGCTGAGATGCCATATCTATGATAGAAGAATAACACCACTCACAAAAAATAACCTCTATTATTCCAAAATAACCCTTAGTACCACCACAATCAGGGTCATAATCGCCATCACAAAGAGAACAAACCTCTTTTTCATCCATTAGCTGCTACGCTTACCACCACTTCATCATCATTCTTCTCTTTAGGATTAACCAATTTCTCATCTGGCGTATTACCTAAGTGTTTCTGAATCGATTCTATAGAGGAAACATTAATAATCACCTGTGCATCGTTTTTCATCCTATTAGGGTCTACAGCCTTGTGTACTGGTAGTATTCTGTCCAGACACATCTTTAAACAATGTACATCCCCCTCCATAGCCTTTGAAATCACCTTTTCCACTATTTCAGGACTCTTATTCGACATCAACTCTCTTGCGAGGGCGGTGTATTTATTGACAGAACCTTTAGGTCTACCTGCTGGATTAAGAGAAACCATGCCCTTCTTCATGGCAGGATTATTGGATTTTTTGCCCACAATACAACCTTTTAAATAATAGTAAGTAGTATACCAGAAAATTATGTTAACTTTGAACTTTATTTTCAAACTTCGTTTTTTGTGGGTTGGAGGGTATAAAAATAATTTAGACAGGCAAATGAGCCTCCCCACCCATACTTAACATAACAACCAGTTTATTGGAAGTGTTTGTAGTATTAATGATACATTTGTTGTGTTTATGTAACAGCTTGTAGTATTTATACAACCACGCTGATCTCAGCAGATCCCCAGCAGATCCCCAGTAAATAATCTAATTAGCTGAAGAATAATATTCTCTTTAAGGGTTGGGATCAGCTCCCGATCAAGGAATAATTTTCTCCAGATCAGGGTTTTTGTAGAATGGAGCATATTTTCGATTTTGAGGGAGAAAAAAATATCATTGGGGTGATAGCTCCCATTCCTCCAACAAATCCAATTTTGGCTGCGGTCAAGATCCGTCAGCTCGCCAATGATCGCCAGGGAAAGAAAAATATTCTCTTTCAGATCTCCCCAGATCCCAGCGGATCAGCTGGCACCAGATCGACCAGATCCCAGCGGATCGGATCAGCTTCCCTTTGATACTTCCCTTATACTAATTAACTAACTAATCTAACTAACTAAACTAACTAATACTCCTTTACTAGATCCTTTACTTGGTCATCTGTTGGGTTTAGGTTTATATTGGAGCCAGCACGAAAAAAACCCCTGTATTTCAAGGGGTTCTAGTTTTAGATCTGGATCTGGATCTAGTCAGGGATCATCACATACCCGATTATTAAAAACACCCATAAGCTGAAAGCGATAAAGATCCCCATCAGCGACCAGAAAAAAGATTTTAGTTTATTTATCATAGTGGTCTTTCCTCTTCTCTATATTCTGAAGGGATTTTATGTAAATGTTTAATCCATTCATTACCATGCAATACTTTTAGATAATCAGGAGCATCACAATCTTCTTCAAGATAAACATAATCCAAAACTTTATACGAATATTTAGAAGGCTTAAAGCCAGAATGCAACACGCCAGATACTAGCACTTTTAAATAGCCATGGTGCGGAGTTGAAAGCCAAACGGCTCTATCGTTTCTATTTCCTAGATCGTCATATATATTTATCATTCCCAGATCTCCCCAACTCTTTTAAATCCTATAAATTTATCTTCAGGGATTATATGTTTGCTATCTGCTGGCTCATTAACTATGTACTGCTTTCCTTCCTTCTGTTGAATGTAGTGATCGAAGCCAAACACATTTAATATGGAGTTTAATCGCTCCCTTGTTGTCATTGTTGGATAACCAGCCAAAGAGATCTCCAGCTTGTCAGGGTGTATTTTTTTAGCGATTAGGTTTGAATGTAGATAAACCCTCTCCCCGTCTGTATATGTATTGTCAATATGCAGGGGTTTGCCTGCATAAAAACTTGTAGCTATATTTTGTGATATTTTTCTCATTGTTATATCTCCTTATTGTGAAATTATAAAAGATCCTGATCTGGTCAAGATCACACGCTTGCTATTTTCAATGGCTTCAAGATCTGGATAATCTTCTGGATCAAAATCTTCATGGAATTCTTCAAGATCTTCATATTCAGAAAATTCACAGCACAAGCCAATTATATCCAGCTCATAATCTGGCATACATTCTTCAAGCCATTCATATAATGCGATCTTTCCCTCATAGCTGAATTGTTTATCCCTTCCAGCGTGTTGGAACGCGTCTATAAAATTATCTTGGTTTAGCAGTTTATACATTTTATTATCTCCCGATAAATTGAGGATTTATATACCAAGCTGGATCTACATCATCTATTGGCATATTGCAATGTATTCCCAGAAGATAGTCAAAATCTTCAAGCTCACATAATAAAGCATCAAAATCTTCACCACTTCCCAGCACTTCAGCAATAGCACAAACGCTGGCATGAGGTATCATAAAATATTCTGATAAATGTTTTAAATATTCAGATCTGTTTTTATATCCATTATCAATATAATTTTTGTGATCCTGATATATATCTTTTTCAATAGTCATTTTGTTTTTTCCTTATGTTAGTGATCCAAGCGATCACAGAAACAACTATACAGAAGAAAATCCCCAAGATCGAAAAGAATGGAAAAAAAATTTGATCCAAAAAAAAGGGTGGAATTAGATCCACCCCTTAACTAACCTAACTAACCTAACTAAACTAACTACATTTCCCCCCAACCAGCAGAACGCAACCATTCATTATCGGCTCTATTATTGGATAGCCGATCATTTATTGATCGCATAATTTGTGGGTTATTTTCACAGTCTTGGCAGATCGCTAGTTTTCCGTATGGATCTGTTGTTCCACACCTAACTAATCTTTCCGTATAGTTTGGCATTTCACCAGTAAAGTAACTAATTTCATTTTCACATCTACTCATTTTTATTTCTCCTTTTATCATATTCTTCTGGATCTTCTGCAAATTCTAAGGCATCAATCACATCTGTATAAGAATTGCCAACAGTTCCTGCTCTATATTGAGCAACCTCAATAGCCAGATTGTAATAAGAACTTAAATGTTGATCCACTAAACCAACAAAACTATCTGGATCTGTTGAGAATGTCAGATCTCCACTATCCCAAAGATCATATAGTAAGTGTAGCTTTGATACTTTATCTTCTGGATCTCTCATAATTCCCCCCATTTGGCGTATTGATCGGATAGATCAATCTCTTTATTAATATATCTAACATCACTCATAA